GATTGAATACTAGATAGCTTCTTACCTTTTGCTGCTACAAATGTTTCACAAGTAAACCTAAACAAATCTTCTAAAGGTTCAGCACCAGATGCCCTACCACCAAATGTTTTTAACTTAGCACCTGCTGGTCTTACTTTGTGTGTATCCCACTTAGGTATCTCACCTGCATACAACAGCGAGATTAGCTGTCTAAGGGCTTTAGCCCACCCTTCCTTACTATCACTAACAACTATAGTAGTATCGCTCTTGTACAGCTCATCTGGTACTTCTGGTAGTTTACTAATGTACTGACGCTCAACACTAAAACCAACACCAGTGCCACACAATAAGATAAACATTGCTTCATCAAAGCACTTAGGGTCATCTACTGCTAGGTAGCTACAGTTGTAAGCACAAGTGTTATCTCGTTCCATTGCTGCACCAGCGGTCATCATTGCCCTCATGCTCGGCATAACATTTAGATTGTAGATTGCATCTTCTAGTTGCTTGTAAGTATCTTTACTTACCTTATCAGATACAACATTAGTCATGTATCTATCAACTGTTTCTTTCCAAGTTTCCCTTCTGTTTAATTCTGGTATCCATCTTGCGTATCTTGACAGGGCTATGTACTGTTGGTATTGGTTCATCTTTTACTCCAAATATTTTATCGTAGTTATCGTCAAATCGTTTCTTATCTTTTACTCTTGACCAGCTTCCTTTTGTGGTGGGCATGGCACAGTCCTCGTGTAATCGTTCTCAATAATTTTATCTATGTAATGTCTAGCTTTCTTTAAGTCTTCTAAGCCATTTTTATCTTTGTATCTTGATACATACTTAATTATATTACCTTGAAAGTAATCTAGTTTATTGGCAGCAATAAAATCCCAAACTTGAATAGGTAGTTTTCTATAATGGTCGCCACCCCACTGAAAACTACTAACACCTTTGACAATCTTATTCATCTTAATTTACCTCGTTAGGTTTTAAAACATAACAAGCAAATTTACAAGACTCTCCAAACCTATTTAAACTGTTTTTTCTTTTTGTAATTATATTGCAACCACTTTTTCTTAGTTCTAAAATACAAGCACTTAGTCTGTATATACCTAAATCTTTCCATGCTTGTATAGGCTCTATACTTCCATTCTCTTGTAGATATTTAATTACCCTTTCAGTCCTATTAAGTTTACTATAATCAATTTCCATATTTACCTCTCAAATAGTTTAGTGATACAGGTAACTCATCAAAGCTACCATTTTCTACTTCGTTTAACATCCAGATACCTTTCCAACTACCATTACCTTGATTGCCTAAGTATGCCTCATCATGCTGTGTGTACATACCAGCAAACAATCCTGTAAGTCTAGCGTTGTCTGCTCGTTTACCATAAGCTATATCCCTATCTTGTACATGACCCATCACACAACTCATCATCTTCTTAGTGAGCATAGCTCTAGCACTAGTCACAGGTCTACCCATAACACCAGTAGTAAAGTAGTGACTGAAGGCTACACCCTCTATTATAACAGGCTGCAAGAAATCAGCCACTTCCCAATCATCTAGGTTAAGGTCATGGTATCCTATAGTATCTTCTAGCATAGCGTTATCTTCTATGGCTCTTTCAATTCTTTGCTCATGGTTGCCAATAGTAAATACCATACGAGGCTTCCACTGCTTCTTCTTGTTTACCTTTAACCTTTCTTTTTCTGCCTTGATAGGTTGTAAGAACAAGTCCATAGCTAGGTTACCTGCATCTATGTCCTTCTTATATCTCCTACCTTCAAAAGATGCTTTGCCTTTATCGTATGAACAGAGAGATTCCATATCCCACCAATCACCTATCATTACAATGACATCTGGTTTCTTAGATGCTATGTACCTACCTGCGTACAGCAAGTGGTCTATCTTTACATCAGGTTTAACCTGTGTATCAGGTACTACGCATATTTTCATAATCAATACTCCTCATCACTGTCATAAATATCATCTATATACAACATATCTCTCATAGCATCTTCCCTTGAAATGGCTTGCTCTATTGATAATAAGTCATCATCAAAATCAATTTCTTCATTATCACAAGACTGTTTTAACCTATCACTAAAAAAGTTTTCAGGTAAAACCCTTTGCACTTGTAAGTCATTAAATATATCTATCATCTCATAGACAGATAGGACTGCACCTAAAGCACTAAAGTTTCTACAGCCTTTACAAACTTTCATACCTTTAATTATTTTGTATTCAGGGTTACAAGTACCACAAGAAACACAAAAAAGTGTATCCATTATATCTTTCATTTTCTTGACTCCCTTAACCAAGACTTAGGTAATGCTGTACCAAAAGCAAAAGGAATATTATGGTCGTTACACCAATCAGAATATCTTTTTCTTTTCTTTTTAGTACACCACTGGTCACGCATAAACAACATACGAATGTCAAGGCTTGGATTCTCTTTTACCACTTGAGCCATCTTAGTTCTGTCAACTGAAGTGAATCTACCTTTTGCTTCTACTATAATTGAACCTATTATAAAGTCAGGTGTATATACTTTGTGAACAAACACCACACCAGATGAACAAAACTTACACCTACCTTTCTTACTTAAATAGTAAGGTATCTTTACAGTTTCGTACTCAAACTTAATTCTTCTAGCTTTTAAGTCTTTAGCTATATTAGCTTCATACTTACTTCTGTACTTGTTCATAACTAAAACCTTTAGGATAATCTAATTGTTTATATTTTAATTGTTTTTTAAGTTGTTTTTTTTCAGTTTTATTTCCAATTAAATATATGTATCTATGTTTTCTAGGTCTCTCTATTTGTATAAACTTATCTGCATTAAACTTTCTTTCGTTTAATGTATATTTTTCACAAACAGTTTTACTATGTAAATTAGAGTTTTTTATTCTCCATTCTTTCCTTTTATCAGATAAACCAGTATATAAAAAGTTGGTTGCTTGATACACTATTCCTAAATGATTTTGTTCAGTATCTGCATAAGAAACAATTATTTTTGGTTTTGGTAGCAACTTAAAAGAAGATGAAATTAAAATAGATGCTTCATTTTTCTTATTGTTTTTAAGAACCAATCTGTTTAGCTCTATAACAAGATGTTTATTACTTTCTCCAGCTATACCTTTACACAAAGAAGGGGAAGGTGGTGAACCATAAGAAACCATTCCAACTAAAGTGTTGTTTAAAAACAAACCATAAGCAAAACTTATAGAAGGCATACGCTTTGCATAATGTATATCTAATATAAAAGGTTTTGTTTCTTTATATTCAATTTGCTTAACAACGTAATCGCCAATTAAAACTAATTGTTGGTCTTTCTTAAACATTTCAAGTTGTTGTAGCATCATAACTAAAATCCATTGGCATCTGTTTGTTTGATTGTAGTATCCATAATAGCTGACTGTTTTGTACACATCTGTTACGACCTTCCTCGTAGCCAAACTCTTTTATGTACAAATCAATAATCATATTATCCCAATCTTCCCTTGCGGTATCCTTTAATAGCTTGCTTGCCTTGACTTTACCAAGACCTCTAATGCCTAAGATATTATCCGCACTATCACCAGTTATCATTTGCTGATAAAAAAATCTTGTGCCTTTTTCTGAGGTTACCTGTTTAAACTTCTTCTTTACGAAGTGGTAGTGGTTGCCTTCACACATTAACAAGTCTTTATCTATGCTGCATATCATAGTATTCCGATCTTGTTTAAGACCTAACGCATCATCAGCTTCTATATTATCTACCACTTTAGCTTTGTAAATATTGACTAAGTAATCTCTTATTGCTTTGATGTGTACAGGCTTGTCAATACCTTTGCGGTTTGCCTTGTAATCATCTCTTACTTTGTTACGAAAGGTTGTCTTAGGTGTGAGGTATATAGTGTAGCTGTTGCAGCCACAGTCGTCTATTATCTGGTTTACATAGAGCTTAGTAGAGTGTAAAGCATAAGATAAAGGGTCAGCAGTAACCAACCCTGTTTCCTTATCCTTCTTCTGACAAGCAAAGCCTACACGATAGGCAATAATGTCTCCATCGACTAGGGCGTGCATTAGAATGGTACATCACTATCAAAATCTTCTTCTTCTACTACTGGCTGCGGTTCTTTAGCTGGTGCAACATTACCAGTAATACGCTTATCGTGAACAAACTTAGCTAAACCAAATAAACTTTTAATAGCAGGGCTATCAACATCTTCAGAGCCAGCTATAGCAAATTCAGTAGTAATAGCCTTGTCTACCTTAGAACGATACTTACTTGGAATAGCAGTAATACCAGATACATTATCGTACACAGCACCATCTTTGTGGGTGTGTTTAATAATAATATTAACTGGTTCACCTAATACTGACTCCCAATCTGCTACTGTATCTTCTTTAGCTGTAGGTACAAAAGCCTTAAACATTTCATACTCTGTTGACAAGCCAGACATAGTACCAAATATATTGAAAGGTTTAGACCAAATAATTCTTGGCTGTTCTACATCATCTATCTTTACAGTAGAGCCTAGAACTTCAAAGCACAAAGCAATTTGTTGTGCTGGTGATTTAACCTCGCCTTTGTACTCGCGAAGTTGCATACCACAATCTGCTACATAAATTAATCTAGCTTCATGTTCGCCTTCGGTTAAGTTTTCATACTCCATGTTACTTGTAGCTTTTGACTGTACTGCTGACTTTCTTTCAAATCCCATCTTAATCTCCTTAATGTATACCTGAGTAGCTATTATCAAATTGCACATCAACCTGCAACTCTCGATTCAATTTTAGCATACGATTTACTTTCTGTATACTATTTTCCAACAATTTAACACACTTATCTCTGTTGCCTTTCTTTACCTCCAATATTATTTCATCATGAAAGTTAGCTGTTAGTTGCTCTCTTTCTTTTAAGATGAACCCCACCCACGCATCAAACAAATAAGTACCTGTACCCTGACATAGAGTTGAGAACTTATCTTTGTCACTTCTTAATGAGTACCATAGCTTATATACTGGGTTGTACTGCCATGTAGCAC